AACTAGGAAAGAAACACCAATACCGGTCAGTGCGGTGACTGTAATTGCAGTGCTTCCCGCAGCCACTGTGCTTCCACTGTAACTAGTTACAATACCCGCAGCTCTCGCTACTTTATTTGAAAACTGTTCTGCCATCGTTCTTTACGTGTTATGAGTATTTATTAAATTAACCGCCAAGTGCGATTACAAGACCAATAGATGCACCGGTTGTTACGGTGACTGTTGCAATTCCTGATGAAATCTCAACATTGTTTAATCCATTTGATGATTTAAAATCAACAATAGTTGCACCAGTTCCAACAAATGTTCCTTCAGATGAAACACCAATAGAACTGACTAGATTTGTTGCAATACCAGAGAGATTTGATCCATCACCATAAAATGAAGTTGCACTTACAATACCCGATGAAGGGTACATCGTAATTGCAGCACCAACAGATGAAACACCAGCAACATTTAATCCGTCTTGAATGAAAACATAATCACTGAAGGTTGTATAACCAACAAATGTTGTCAATCCAGTTACATGAAAAGTATCAGTAACTGTTAAGTTCTGAATTGATGCATCATCAAGTGTAATATCATCAAGATTAAGATCACCAGTGACACGCATGTCACCATAAACATAAAGTGCAGTCTGTCCAGTAGAAACTGGAGACCGCACATCCAAAGTATAGATGGGGTTAGGAACTGAGGTTCCTACTCCAACGTTATTATTAGAATCACTTACATAGAAGACACTACCAGATGTTCCTACCTGTAGATCTTGTGTAAGTGTGGTGAATCCCGATACTTTAACATCGGTAGCACCAATTCCACCTCGGACATCCAAGGTAAAGGTTGGTTGGGTTGAACCAATACCGACATTCTTAGATGTAGCATTTGCCAGAATGACATCTGTTGCTACTTCTAATCCATTTTTGACAACAAAATTCTTATTGACTGCCATTCGGGTTCACTCTCCCCCGTGCTTATTTTTACTATTTATCAAGTTACAATTCTAAGAATTGCCTTGGCATTTGTAAACTCACTACCACCTGATTGAGTGCTTACAACTGTGATGGATCCATCAGTATATCCTGATCCTCCTCCACCACCACCATTTCCAGTGGTGTTTCCTCCACCACCGGTTGCTCCATTCCCCCCAGCAGCTTTTCCAGGGAAACCTGCACCTGTTCCACCACCTTTAGTTTGAATTATATTATATCCAGATTTGTATCCTCTTGCAATTTCTGCTGTGTTGGATACCTCTGTCCCATCAGAATTTCTAAACTTAATGGTTCCAAGATCTTCACAAGGAGACTTACCTTGATCTCTCCAATAAACTCCTCTGGCACAGGGTAAAGTTCTACCTCCCCCATTTCCTTGCCCAACTCTAGTTTCTGCATTTGTATCAGGAGTTACAGCAACTAATGATGTTGATGATCCATAAATTCCATTTGCCGGTAATGCTCCAGTATCAATTCTTTGTCCACCAAGTCCACCACTACCAAGTCCTGATTCTCCTGCAATACCTATTCCACCACCAAATCCACCATCAGCAGAACTGCCTGCTTCCCCACCTTGACCAACACATGCAATCAAAGTTGCTTTTTTATAAAGAAACGGTGTATTGATTGAATCTATCAATCCAGCAAGAACATACTCAACATTTCTCTCTATAGTAAATCTAATTCTTGAGAACCCTCCTTCACCACCAGATCTTGATCCAACGTCAACACCCTTTGCTCCATATAAATCCATTTCCACATTTAAATCTTTATCTGGTGAATAGAAAGAATACTCTCTAATGAAAGCATTTTCAGTTGGATCTCCGGTGGAAGTTGTAAACTCATATTCTCCATTAAAAAGGTCAACATCTGTAAGATTTGCGGTGTCTGTATTGTTAACACCTTCAACTTTTACAAAATACTCATCTGCCGTGCTTCTCACAACAAAGTTTGCAGTAGTGCTTATTAACGGACTATTAGTGGCTTCAGCACTCACTACGGAACAGGATACAGTTTGAATACCAACTTGATCTGCAGTCAATGACAACACATTAGTCTGTGATCCAGAGACAATCGTATTTCTAATTACTGTAGTATCAACTGCTGTTTTGCCGGTATATGTAATACTAGCATATCCATTACCAGAAATAGTCCAACCATCATATGCAAAAGAAGCAGTTCTTTCATCAAATCCACTTGCACCACCATTACCATCAGCATTATTACCAGCACCACCTGCTCCAGGATAATTGGTGGGTTGTCCTCCACCACCTCCACCACCACCTTTATTAGATCCATTATCTCCGGGATCAGGTTGTGAAGTACTATTTGTCATTGCTGCTCTTACTCTACCAAATCCTAAACCAACACCTCTAGCATTTGGTGGTCCACCAGAACCACTTCCACCGCCTCCACCACCACCAGCACTAACGATAGTATATCTTCCTAATGTATCATCAAAAACTGCGGTGGCACCTCCACCACCTCCACCACCATGAGGTCCTGGTCCACCATTTCCTCCAGATGCATAACTACTAGCACCACCTTCACCACCTTCACCACCAGATCCACCATTTCCTGCTCTTCCAATCTGAAAGTTTAGAGTTCTATTAACATTGGTTTGTCCTGGGGCATATGGAAGTCTTCCTGCTCTTCCACCACCACCGTTTAATCCTGGTCCAGAAACACCAGCTCCACCAGCTCCACCAGCAACAACAATTGTGATGTTTCTTGCATCAATTAATTCAAGAGTAGTATCCGATGTATAAGTAAAGGATTGATTTCCTTCTACCAATGCTGTTGAACCAATAGTCTCAGTAACTGTTCCATCAGATACTTCATTACCATTCACCGACCATTGGTATGCAACATCACCATAAGAAGAATCCGTAAGTCCGGCATTAATGGAAAATGTAGAAGTTTGATTTATAATTGTTTCTATTGTAGATGGTTGAGAAATTATCTCAATTAATGGTTCTACTGTAACTGTAGCAATACCGGAGTTCAGTGGTTCATTGGAGGCATTGCCAGTTCCTTTTAAAATAGTACCATATTCATCAGTTGGAGTGTAATCTGCCTCAAGATAAAATTCTCTATTATTATCTTGAGGACTTCTAAGATTTGAAATGATTACTGTAGTTGTTCCGGATCCACTGATATTAGTGCCGTCACTTAGAGTACCTACATTAACTTCATACCATTGATATGCAATCTCACCAATAGAAGATGGTGTGGTTGATAATCCTGTCCAAGAAACTGTTGATATACCAGATAAAGTTACAGATCCTGTAACCGTGCTACCTACCCCTACTGGTTGTTCAGTAAAAGAAAGGGTAGGTCCATTTAGTTCTAGATCTGTTGGAAGACCTCTTTGATAGTTATTTTCCATTTATTTTTAACTGAAGTTTTGTCCGCCAACTACACCGTAAAGACCAGAGGATGTGAGATTGTCACCATCAAATGCTTTAAAAGAATAAATGTCTGTCTTGTCCGCTGTTGTGGTTACAATAGGTACAAGTCCTCCAGGCCAATATACTGGAATTGTAGTTCCACCATTATCCTTGAATGTATCTATACCAACAGAACGATTACCTGTTGGGTCTTGAGTGATCTTGATTGAGAATGATGTTGAACCCGTAGGTGGATTCTGAACGACAAACTGAGTTACATTATCACTTGCACTAAGTGTAAATGTTTGTGCCTTAGAAAGGTCAACCGTAACTGAATTTGCAACAATCGTAAGTGCTTCAACATTCTCTGAATAAGTCTTCAGTTTTGTATGTCCACCAACATCAAGTAGTGCTGTAGGAAGTGTAGAACCAATACCAACAGAACTAACACCAACTGCATCAATAGTTGTAATTATAGTACCGCCAGTTCCTACATGAAGAACACCAGTGGTAATAATACCCGCATTAATTTGACCTGATAAAGAATTATTAATATCAAAATTAGATGCAGTAACGATTCCAGAGACGAACAAATTACTACATGTAAGAGCTCCGGAAATATTAGTATCACCATGAACAAAGAGAGATGTTCCTGATGCGCCAACTGCACCAACAGTTAGATCAATACTATCAAGTGGTCTTGTAGTTCCAATACCAACATTCAGATTATTAATAGGATGAACACCAGTTCCAAGACCAGCAGCAACTCCAGCAAACAAAGAGTCATTTAATAATCCTGTTAATCCAGAACCATCACCAGTAAATGCTGTTGCAACAACAGATCCACTAAATCTAGATTCACCAACAACACGAAGTTTGAATCCATTTGCAGTTGATCCAATACCAACCCCATCATTGTCTGCACAGACAAGAGATGTACCAGATCCAACCTTTAATGCACACTCACCAGCAGATGTTGTCGCAATTCCAACAGTATCATAGATTGATTTTGATGTGCTGGTTGCAGTACTAACAGTACCAAAACGACTCCATGCATTGTCAGTTGTATAAATCCAACCAACATATCCACCCTTACCTGGGTTTGCATTATAAACAATATCTCCAGGGTTGCCTGCAAGAGCAGGAGTTGCAATACCAACTGTATGCTTTCTTGAAACTGTTGCATCACCTTGAATAAAGATGTTGTTTGTTTCAAATCCCTTCGTGGAATTGACAGTCAGTTTGTTATTAATAATGACTGGTCCGTTAAACTTAGAAACAACCTTCTGATCAGGTCCACCCTCAACCTTAATTGAACGACTTGCAATCAGTTCAACTGGAGTTGTAACATTCAGGTTGGGAACTTGACTAATATCCTCACCCTCAACAGTTTCAACTGGAGTGTCAAATATCTCTTCTCTACCAGTAATCGTGCTGAGTCGTTTGTTACCCGAGTATGAAATACCCTTATCATTCATTCCAGTATAGAAGTTAATTCCACCTTCTCTCTTATTAGATTGTGCCAGAAGTTCTTCATCAACACTGATTGCTCTATCTTGTTTATCTGGGAATGCAGTTGAATAATTACCAGGACCAAATCCAACATACTCAAATGTGTGACCAGAAGCACGAATGATTGAGTGTCTTCTAAGTTCAATTGGTTCAACTCTAACTTTTCTAATGACAGAGTTGATTGTGTGAGAAGTTGCTTCAGAACCAAGAATACCACGGAAGACATAAACTGGGTTTGAACCAGTTGTAGTAGTCTTAACTCTCATCATCTCAGCATCAACCATCAGATAATCACCAATGTTAATGTCAAGGTCTCCGATATTTTGGATATTGATTTGATCAATTGTTGCATTTGCAATGGATGATGATATAGTTGTTGTAATTCCTGCATAGGTCGCAGACATTCTACCACTAAGATTTTCATCTTCAATAGTAATATTACCATTGTTTGAAGTGAAACCTTCTGGTAATCCAAAAATTGTTCCAGTTGCAGTCGGGGATAAAGTGCTGACACCAAGATTTGCTTCAAATGAAGTGAGTGAGTTGACTTTAGTAACAACAAACGATCCATTATATTGAGTCTGTCCAGCACCTGCGATTCTAACTTTTCTATCAACTGCTAATCCATGACGATTGGTTGTGGTTACTGTTGCAATACCAGAATTTTGTGTATATGTAAAGGTATTAACATTAAGTGCTTCTCCAGTCAGATAGAAATATGCATCTCCAGTGAGTGTAACACCAATACCAGTATCAGTAATTGAACCTGCAATATTTGCAGCAGAGATTGAACTTGCGGCAGCAACTGTTACTGTAGTGCCAGAACCAATCTGAACATCAGTAATTCTATACAGTTGATTATAAGGTTTGTAAGAATCTGATTTAACACCTACAATTCTAACAACATCTCCAGTATTGTCGTAAATCTTACTGACTTGAACAACTGCTTGAGAGAATGATCCGGTGGTGTCAACACCAACAACATTCATTGTGTTACCAATACCATATGCAGAACCACCATCCATCACTTTGACGGCAGTAATAGTTCCACTTCCATCAACAGTCAGTTTTGCAGTAGCATGTTTTCCTGTAGTAGAAGATCCAATGGAAATTAGTCTTGCATTATAAATGTCTCCTGCAGTTCCAGATCCATATCCAGCACCACCATCAACGATAGAGAGTTGAGTTACTCTGTTCAGACCATGATCATACTCAGTATGAATGGTATGAGCTGCACCAGTTGCAGAGAAAACATCAGTTATTCCTACACCAATATTTTTATCATCATTAATTTTATTAAGTGTTTCTTTAGTAACACTATGTTTTGGATCATCAACATCTACTAATCCAATCAAACTAGATTGAGCAAAACATCTTGTTGGTTCTGGGTCAGAAATAACAGCATCTCTACTTGTTTGTGGGAAGAGAGATTTAACTGGTTGGGAATATTTGTCTCCCGTAAATGGTGCAACAGTGGGACTGTTTGATGCATTAAGAACACTTACATAATAAACACCATCTTGTATGCCTGTAATGTACTTCTGAGATTCCGAAAGTCTATAAACATAATATGTGTCAGTATATCTCTTACGTCTAAAGAATGGTAATGCGGTGGTTCTTGTGCTAGTGTCACTACTAAATGTTCCTGGATTTGTTGTAAGTCCTACACTAAACTGCTTTGCACTTGAGATTCCAGTGACTGTAAAGAGTCCATTAAATCCAGAGTTTCCTGCACCTGTAGTGTTATTACCACTCTTAATATTATTGATTTGAACTTGAGATCCCACTCTTAGATTGTGAGGAAGTTCAGTATCAACAGCACTCGAACTTCCATCCCATGATGCTCCAGCAATAAATCTAAAGTTTCTCTGCTGGTTCGCATTTGTAATCGAACCAGATCCAAAGTAAGTTTGGATTTCTCCATCAGTGGACGCAATAGATGTATTTGATTCCTGTAAGATGAATCCTTCTGTTGGTGGTCTACCAGTTGAAGCAGAATCACTAGGAATAACATATCTCATTCTATAAGTCTTATCAAGGCTAGATCTTGCATCAGTTCTTCTATTGAAGAATGTTCTTGGGGTTGCACTGCCAAGATCTGTGGTTCCAAGACTTACAATAGTTGGATAGATTGAATTTTCAGTAGCAGCAAGAGCAACTTTGATATACCATTGAGAATTTGTAGAGTCAAACTGAATTGGGTGACCAATATCACCAGCATTCTTATCAGAGACTCTACTTATGATCTTGATCGATCCACCTTTATTGTTAATAATGATTGCATTTCCATTAATTGCATCATTCAGTGTCTTAGCAAGTTTAACATCAGAATTACCAACACCAGTTCCTGTAGTAACAGCAAATGCAACAGTATTTGGAGTCAAACCATCAGGAAGTTGAGCAGTATCACTGATAATACGAACTGATTCACCAGTGATCAGATTGTGAGTTCTGGTCAAAGAGATAACATTTTGAGTTCCACTGATACTTGCAGATCCAATGCTGTTAATACCCGCACTATTTCTCTTAACGTCAAATACTTTCTCTGCACTACTTGTTGGATTATCAGTATTGTCTGGCATGACAATACGAGCAGCATACTCTTGAGCGACTCCAGATTGAGAAATGAGAACTTTCAGAGTGTCATTTGTTCTTGCACCCAGTCTATATCCTTCAATAACATTCTCTGGTGGAGCATCGATGTTAGTTCTGTTAAGTAAGTACAGATTACCTGTAGATCCAACACCCGCAACGGAGTCAGTCTTAATAACATCAATTGATTCAAATTCGACAGAAGTTTCAGTTAAAGAAACTTCTTTTGGTGGAATAATGTGAGTAATAAAACCTTGATCGTCCTGAGTAAATGCATCAGTTCTAAATCCAACAGATGTAAGTGCATTTGCACCAAAGTTGGAGTTTGAGTTGGTCAGTGAAATATCACCACCATTCTCAGTTACAAAGTGCTCAGAAAATCCAATCGCAAAAATGGAAACTGCTTGGATAAAGGAATTATTAGATACTTTTACGTGGAAGTTTCTGTATTCTGGTTTATATCTTGCCTTCGAACTATTACTTAGGTTTTCATTACCTGAAACTGTGTTATCATCATACGTTCCAGTTGCAGGAGAATCCTCATTATATTTAACGAACGCTTTATCGTCTTTCTGTAATCCAATGCCTGTGAACTGAGCAACAACCATCGAACGGAATCCAGTGGCTTTACTACCATCTGCTTCCATACCACACATACCAAAAACAGATCTCAGAGAGATGTTAAAGATATATGGTGATGCAGAGGTAACAGTATCAGAGGAAATTGATAAAGTTGCACCAGCAACACCAGGAAGTGGATTGGTTGGTGCATTTTGTACTTGATACTTAATCTCAGTATTACTTACTTTTTCTGAAACAACAAATTTTCCATTATATCCAGTTGCTACATCACTAACACTGAATGGAGTATCAACCTCAAGACCAGTGACAGTAGAACTAGTGGTTACAGTAATAGTTGTTGTTGCTGTGACACCATCACCTGATTTAATACTGGAAATACCAACTTCTTCACCAGTGGAACCAACAATACGGAATTCATCCACTTTTGGTTGAATATCTAAACCATTTGAAGGGTAATCTGGTTCAATAGCACGACCAGAAGATTGTCCATACACAAGACCAACCTTCTCATAATACATTTGAAGGTCAGTTCTGTTTGTTGAGTATGTCTGGAAAATATCATTGATGCTAACATTGTTTACTCCATCAGCATACTCAAAACAGGTGAGTTTGTGGTGTGAGAAGTTTGGAACAAAAGTGTTTGTAGTGTAGTCCTTATATACAACACCATTAGGATTACCATCAAACAAACTAAACTGCCAAAGATAGCATCCACCAGTAATTCTGAATACAGCAGATCTCTCAATATTATCATTTTCTGGATCTGGAACATACTTAGGACGAATCTTGGTCTTTCTGAGGTCAAGACCAACGATTGAAGTTCCTCTAGGAAGAATTACACCACCATGAATACTGTTTAACTTATACAGTTCATTAGATGATGATGCAAGATCTAAATTAGAAGTTAGATCAAGCGCAGGCAAATCATTAGTTACAGATCCATTTCGCAATCTATAATTATTACTTCCGTCTGGTATAAATCCTGGTCTATTATCAACTACATGATCACCTGGATAGAGAAGAACCGTAGTTTTCGCAAACCTATCATTATTCAATCCTCTCTGATATGAAAATCTTGCTGCTTCAATTAAAGCACGTTGAATCGTCTTGAATGGACGAGTCAGTGAATTACCCTGATTTTCAATGCTGTCCGTAGCATCCAAACTATTCGGATCGACGTAAAGAATAGTACCACGCGTTGATTTCAAAAAATTATCTAATCTGGAGAGACCCATCTTATTAGTTCTTATAGTCCGTTATAGATTATTTATCAAACGAAAAAAAGGATAACTCGATGACGAGTTACCCTTTTCGCACTTCCTTCACACATTTATATATTACTTCTTTTTTTCTCTAATGTCAAGTATGTACTCCACTGTATTTGCAACATCATCCATTGCATCACGAAGTTCTTTTTGAGTTCCAGAATGTTGTTCTATTTTTGTCACACCATTCCTGAATTCCTCACATAAAGTCCATCTCCACTGATGTATACCTTTTGAATACCATAAGTTAATTTTCATACTAATCCTTTTTAAATAAGCCACTTACCCGACTTGAACGGGTGACCTGAGCTTTACAAAAACCCTGCTCTATCCAGCTGAGCTAAAGTGGCATCAATCTACAGGTAACAATTCTGGATTTTCTAGTTCTAAATCAAAACACATAGGATGACATTCCTCTGCCATTAGATACATTGAAGATTGATACATCTTCTCTGCATTCCATCTTTGACCAGAATTAGCTAATTGTATGACGCTTGGATTTGCTCTAGCAAGTTCTGGGAGTTCATCGAAGGTAAATGGAATATTCTGAATTAAATACAACAATACCAGATGTTCTCCCTCATGATCATACCAAGCATATTTTGTGTTTATGCGGTATTTCATGGGTTTAAATTTACCCTAACGTATTTAGGGTATGCGAGTAGGGAGACTTGAACTCCCACGGGCATTATGCCCAACAGATTTTAAGTCTGGTGCGTCTACCGATTCCGCCATACTCGCAATAAATCAACTTTCCTCAGATTTCCAAGTTGTTGGATGAAGACTGCAGTATTCGTTAAAAGTGATTTTCATCTCTTTATCGGTCAATCCTGCGTTTCTTGCTGCTTTTGGAACATTCCACTTCGCCACGAATAACATTTCCATAGACTGTCGGGTTTCTGGTCTCATAATCGTAACAAGTCAGGATTTCTTCGTAAAATGATGGTTTATAGAAATTCATAAAAAGGTAATAGGGCAAAAATTTTGGGGAATTTTTTTACCCCCTTTTTTGGAATTAAAAGTCGATTTTCCCTTAGAGTGGAGAAGCATACGCAAGTGTGTCTTCATCAAGCACGGCACGACACAGTTCTAGCACACTCATGAACTGATCCACGGTTTCACAATCAAGAACCTTCTCATCACCTTGCTCAGAGTACAGATAGAACTTACGCTTCACGGGGTCCGCAACGCATCGTGTAAGGTAGTCTTCTTGCATGGGGTCCTTTGCTTACCTAGGTATTATAGAGCATTCAGGCATCTTTGTCAAGGTCTATGGAACCCATCTTGTCCTCTGGTCTCCTCCACTTGGTTTCACGACGGTCATAGTCCCATCCACCAATCAAATAATATTCATTATTGCCTGGATAGTCTTCAGGACTGTCTCCTTCGTATACAACATGAAGTTTTTCGTCATGGTCTAATGGGTTGATGTAACGTGCGGCCCAAATTTCATAATAGCAATGAATATTTGCCCCAGTGCCAGATTTAATTTTAATCGTCTTACCCCATTCAATACCATCAATAATAAGATCTTGAGAGTATCCAATCTGAGTTAGAGTTACGGTAATAGTTTCTGGATCAACGATTCCATCCCAATATTCAGGAAGTTCAATCTTATTAGAATCCTTCAAAGTTCCACGAACATAAATGCCTGCCTCTGGTCCTTCTGCAATGACGTGACGAATTCTTTTCTTTTCGTCTCTGAAGTGTGGAATATCAAATGCACCACCAATGGTCTTGGCTGAAGTAGCACTACCATTGAAGATAGGTGCTGTGACCTCACCAGAAATAACAATATCCCCAGTACCCGTAATTCCTGGACTGTTTATTTTAAGACCATCAATTTGTGCAGTCTTATGATACCAAGGTAGACAAGCATCCTCAGGATAATCACTTTCTTTTTTATTTCCCTTAAAGATATACTGATATGCACTAGATGGTCTTCCCCAGGTCGGATGTTCTTCACAGTCTTTCTGGGGTGGAATATTTCTTTCAATAAATTCGTCTGCCATTTTTAACTCCTTGACTGTAGATATTGTGAATTATCACCTGGATAATCGGCGGGTGATTCACCTTCATATTCTGCGATATTCCTCTCGCAGTCTTGTCTTTCTCCATAGATGTGATAGAAACAATTGATTGGCATACCCCCCATTGCTTGAAGATACACTTTTTCCTCATCAATTCTCTTTACAATTACATCTTGATGAGCACCAATTGGAGTTAGATTCACCGTGATTGTAGTCCAGTCAACTAGATCTTTCCAATACAATGGTAAAACTATCTCAGTTTTGTTTGTTACTCTACCCCTACAATACACATCAGCACTTGGTGCTTCTGGTGCAACATAACGAAGTCTCCATCCATCTTTTGATGGGTGCTTGATATCAAAGTCTTTCTTTGCGGCAAGAACGTGACCACCACAGTTAGAGAACACATGCCCTTGAGCAAAAACGTGTAAACCTGCATTTACTGTCTGTGCTGAATCTACATTACCCAAAAATGCAGAGGGTCCTTGAACCGCAAGAGAATATGGATTACTAAGAGGAAAACATGCTCCACCAGGAACGATAGGAGGAATTAAATTATCACTATTAGTAAGTGGTGCAATGTTTAAGGTTGCATATGGAATAGGAAATGTGGTTGGACTTCCTATCACCACAGGACCTTCAATACCTGCAGAACCATTTACTCTGGTGATACCCTCACCAATAGCAGGGAAGATACCAGTTCCTACTTTTATTTGACCGCCAAAATTGGCGTCGTCCATATTAAATGTCATTTTATCTCCTATGCTTGATTTTGTTGTTGTTGATATCTTTGACCACCAACTTTTGAATCTTTGACTGCAACTGCATCAGTTACTCCTGAAATAATATTTCCATATAAATTAAGACCAGCATTTCCAATTGCTTCGGTAATACCAGATGACATCATCTTAGTATTATTTACCGAGTTCATAACAATTTTCTTTGCATCACCACTAATATTTTCAGAGGCTTTAAATTTAATATTACCCTCTGCAGTATCCTCACCAACAGCAATTAACTCAATGTCATTTGCTTGTAATCTTATTTTACCATTAGTTGCTACAATGTCAATGTTACCATTTTTGGCATTGATCATCACAGCATCTTGATTTTTCTCCCTATTACTTCCACATTCAACTTGAAAGCATCCAGGACCCATGAAGGTCGTCCATCCAGGTCTTTGACCATCCTTATCCATGGAAAAGAAATGCTCACCATCAGAACAAAGAACTGCAAAATCAGAGATTACATCAGAATTTTTATGAATTTTCCCTGTATAAATTGCAGCATGATCTGTGCTAGTTTTTGATGCAGTATAAGTCTTCTTTAGGTTATTACCCCCATCCCTATCACCACTATTTCGTGTAGTTGCCATCTTTAATACTTGGAGTATGAACTATTTAACGCCTCAGATGAGATTATCTGGAGTGTTAGGAATGTTAAGAGTAGGATCATTTCGACTAGTCTCAGATCCTGTTCTGAGAATTGCAGAGGGTTCTACTGTCTGACGGTTGAGAATACTCTCCTGCAATGTTGCATAGACAGGGACAAGTTGACCAATGGTTTCAGAGATACCAGCATAGAGAATGCCATTTTTTGCAAAGACTTGACCATAATATGGTTTTCCATTGACGTATCCAGTTTTTCTAAGACCAGGAATATCTACAACCTGCAGAACTGATTCATCTGGTAGGATGTTTTCAGGAACAACAACAACCTCAAATACAGGTCTCCCTCTAAATCCTAAACCAGTGTTGGATGTTGGATAGATATTTGGATATTCTGTAAATCCATAGAATGGTCCAGGTGCAGGAACTTGAGTGCCAGTATCAGCACCAGAACCACCTGAGGGAATAAGTGGAATCAAAACTCCAGTATCATCAGCAACTCCAATTTCACCAGGCAAATCTCTTACCTGTAAAATTTGTGTCTCAGAATTACCTATAATATCAAACCCACTGGTCCCATCATCAGTCCCTGGAGTTGGTGGTGGAATCTCTGGTCTTCTTGCAATAGGAGGGATCCCAATAATTCTACCAAATGGATCTAGTTCTGGTTCAAATTCAATTGGAGGTCTATCAGGAACTTCAATAATAATTCTATCTCCAGGAGTATATCCAATACCAGGTGCAGTTGGTATTAAATCCACCAACTGGAGTGTTACAGGAATTCCTGTTCCACCACCCTCTGGAAATTCTGGTGGTGGATGTCCATTCCCTGGTTCTAAAACCTCAATATATTCAACAAAACCAGTTCCCTCGACTTCCTTAGGACATGGTGGTGGAATAATCATCGCAGATGCACCAACTGGATTAGATGTCCATGGGGGACTTTCCGAACTGACTATCGTGACATCTTTGGTAATCTTAAGTGCAACTCCAGACGGATTGCTATTGAAAATATCTTTACTAGATGGAACATTTGTGAGTTGAACTTCGACATCATAGGTTCCACGACTTAATTCAACATATCTTTTTCTAGGTTCTCCTCTGAAAGATCTTACTTCTTGAACTTCTGTTCCATTTATAAAAAGTTTAGCAATGTTATCTGCTTGGAAAGCAAGATCATATCTTCCATTTTCTGGAAACTTTACACCACTCCACCTAAGAGTAAAGAGTCCATTAATATCTGGATTATCTATATCAAGTGGTGGTGTATATGGAGAGACACTAATCTTATTCATAAGTTCACTCCATGCAGGATGCTTGAAGTTGAAAAGATCTGGTCCTGTGTAAGTTACTCCACCTATAGATTTTCCACTCTGAATGCCACCTGTTACACTAGATTCAGCAGTGACTTTAATAGTTTGAGTTTTTGAGTTTTTTTCTCCTTTCTGATTCCAGACTTTGCCTCCAACAGCAATACTGTCAACTGCTTTTCCGTATGCTTTAGGATTATCATTCCATTTTAATCTTAAAGTAATCTCACCAGACCCCTTATAATTAATTTTCTTACCGTCTGAGGAGAACTTTGCATCGACAGTTGAGCTCACAATACTAAAAGTTGAGTTGATGTCATCTCCATGACCATCTTTCATTTTAACATCATTACCACTAACGTTGTATCCACCTTTCCCTATTACCTCTTGAGTATCATTATTATTAACTTTAATAGTTTTTTCGTCACTTCCTTTTTCACCTCTCTGTCTACTTGTCCAACTAACTTGTTCACCATTACCAACTTTCAAAGTTCCTACAGATAGTCCACTAATTCTGGGATTATCGTTCCATTCAAATTTCAAGGAAACATCACCACTTCCCTTAACAATCATCTGAGTTCCATCACCATTAAACTTTGCAGTAACACCCGGTGATGTTGACTGAATTTTTAATGATGCATTTTTATCAAATCCATTGTTAATATCATCATCAAACTGAATCTCTCTTCCATTGTCTACAACTCTTCTACCAGCAGTTCTACTGGCACCTTCAGTTCTGATTGCATATAATTTCTCACCACTAACAGTTCTAGTAGAACCTTGGTTCAATCCTCTATATTCTACCGTTACTTCTGCAGGAGTTGGAGGACCTTCCTTGATTGGTTTTTGCCACTTTTGAGTGTTGAAGATTTCTTTTGTAACCTTCTTTCTCTTTCTTTGATCTTGATTTTCTATCTCCAGAGTTACTTCATGATTTCCCTCAGTAATTTTTCTCTTTAAAATTTTTGGAGATGAATTTTTAAATCCTTTAAGTTTGTAAACCTCTTGACCATCGACTAAGATTCTCCCTTTATTATCACCAGTGCCTTTAAATCCATAGAATCCATCGTAAGGAAAATTGACTTGCCAAGTATTGGAGTAAACAATTCCTCCACCACCATCACTGTTTGGAAGAGATAATGGTGGCAATGGAGACATTGCAAATCTATTTGTAAATTTACTCCATGCAGGATGAGTTACAGGCCACCAACTTTCAGATCCACCAGTAAACCTAGATGACCATAGTGGATTGTTAGGACATCTTCCCTCCTGTTCTTGTGGGGGTTCTTGTGGAATGGGTGGGAAGGGTGCTTCAATTGTGAAAGCAGAACCCATAGGATTATCATTCCAAGATTTAGCAGTTATTCTTGGTTGCTCAGATTCTCTAATCTTGATATCAATCGCAAGTGCCATCGGGTTGACACCTTTAACCTTTGGTTTTTGTTGATTTGTTATCTTAGTAATGGTGAGATCTGAGTTCTCATCAAATCCATTATTAATATCATCATCATACTCAATGGTTCGTCCATTATTTTTGATTATAGAACCAGTATTTCTGCTAGAATTAAAAGTTTGAACTAGATACTCTTTACCAGATTCAAAAAATGCTGATTCAGTAATAGTTTCTTTTTCTCTTAATGATCTTCCATTTCTTGTCGGACTTCTTCTCAACTCAACAGAATCATTAGAACCAAGTCCTATCTTAATTTTAGATGCAAAAACTCCAGAGATTGTTGGATTATCATCTGTTCTTAGTCTAAAATGAATCTCTGCGGATCCAGATCCCTCAACTTTTAAATATTTTTCATTTCCTCTTTCTATAAAACGTGCTGTAACATCTGCTCCACCAGGTTTTCCGTTCTTATCAAATGAAAATCTACCCCCAGGTGTTTGAGTTAACTCAGTTCTAATTCTATACTTTCCCTTCTTAAAGAATCTGGTATAAGTTTGTTTCTTCATACCATTTTCAATAATTACTTCATCACCACCCACCTGAACATCTTTTAATCCATTACCGATTCCCGTGGCACCATCACCTACACGGTTACCAATGAATATTTTTGCATTGTCATCAACGTCAACTGTAATGTCATAGTTTCCATCAGCAGGGAAGTCAATACCCTCCCAACGAATCAAATGAGTTCCTGCATAAGGATTATCCTCTAACGGTTTCTTAGTATCAAAAGGACAAATTCCATTTTCACTAAGGAATCCACTTCGTCCATAAACATTTGTTCTCCAAAGTTTTCTATCTGCTTTGTTTACATAATCAGCAGTGTTAAAAATACTCTCATATTTTTGAGATTGATTAGACGTAGATACGGTCTTAGGTGCATCTATAGTGATAGTCTTGGTTGTACTACCTTTTTCACCTCTTTGGTCTAATACTACACCACCAACTGTAATTTTATCTACAGCAACTCCTGCAGTTTTGGGGTTATCATCCCATTGTAATTTTAACTGGATATTACCAGGACCATCAGTTATTAACCTTTTTCCGTCATCAGAGAATTTAGCATTATTTGTGGAAGATGCGATTGAAAATGTAGAGTTGATGTCATCACCATGACCATCTTTCATTTTAACTTTCTTCTTATCACCACTAACGATGTAACCACCTTTTCCGACTACCTCTTTAGTTTCTTTTGACCCTACTTTAATAGTCTCAGTCTGATTACCCTTCTCACCTCTTTGCCTCCAAGTTTTATTACCAACTTTTATACTCTTGACAGCAACACCAGCAGTTCTAGGATTATCATCCCACTCAAGACGTATAGTAACGTCACCAGAACCTTTTACTTTGAGTTCCCTTCCATTATCAGAGAACTTTGCACTTACTCCAGGAGAAGATGACATAATGGTAAACTTTGCATTAGCATCACTGCCATCACCATCTCTCAATTTTAGTGTATTATTTTGATTTCTACTATTTTTACCTGAAACCTCAATAGGATTATTTGCTGAGTTTAATCCATCAAATTCTATTGGATATTTTCTTTCACCAGAAACTGTTTTAGTAATTCCTTTATTCAATCCATGATAAGTAATGGTAAGATTTTGTGGTTTAGGTTTTGGTTTCTCTTTGATTGGAATATTAAAGAGTTCTACTTTAATTTCATGAACACCCTTTTCAATATATCTGGATACAACTTTTACAGGATCTCCTTTGAATTTTCTCTCTTCCAAAACTAATTCATTATCAATGTATATCTTTCCAATATTATCTGCCATCCCACGGAACTTATAATCACCATTATGTGGAAAATCCTCTTCCCAGACAAAAGTAGCTACACGACCTGAATAGTCAGTGCCGGGAACATTAGAAGGTGGAGTTGGAGAAATCGCATAACGATTCATAAAACTATCTTCTATTACCTTTTTCTGTTTAGGGGGAGATGGTATAAAATCTTTACCACTTTCAAACTTATAAGTTAAGTCATTGATAGAGTGTCCATTTCTCTTTCTTTCATTACTGGCAGTGAACTTACCTTGGGTTACTCTAACTTGTAAATCGTCATTATCATTTGCAGATTCAACAAAATCGGCAAAAATTACTGTCCCTTTTTTATCTCCTTTGATTTCTTTTGGGCTTTTTCCAAAACCATCAACAAGTCCTTGCTCAACTCCTTTTCCTTTATATCTACCACTAGCAACAACTGTATATACAGTGTTTCTTTTTACTTTTCTCTTGACTTTAGTTTTTCTATTTTCTTTAAACTCAGGTGCTTTAAATTTAAATTTATGACCACCGTCTTCTGAGGTAAAGGTAAATTGCAAATCTCTCTCTACTTGGTTTCCTCCTTGAGTATAAACTTCAAATTCTAGTTCTTCAAATTGATCATTCTTAGTGGGGGGTTGTTTTATCTCAGTAATCTTTCCACCCCATGCCCAGTGTTGAACATCATGCTTTACTTGATCATGCTTTTCTCTAAAGATAACTTCCAAAGGAGTTTCTTTTCTAGTGTGCCACCAAGGATTTTCAAGTTGTTTTAAAAAATCTTGATAGTCTCTAATTTGTCGTGAAATTGGACTATCTTGTAGTGAAGCAAATAAATTAGGATCCCAGTCACCAAGATCCTCACCATCGGGCCCAAACCTTTTACCATATCCAGCAAGAGGTGAAGGAGGAGTCAGGTCATAAATTTCAAAATCATCCTCTTGATCATAATAAATCGTCGTGGATGAAGTTGAACCGATGCTTGTTTTAAGTACAGTACCAACACCTCTTCTACATGTATCAAATAATCTTGATTGTGGTGGAGTTTTATATCCAAATCCACCCTCAGTTACGATTACTGAAAGAATAGATCCGTCTATACCAACTACAGGAACAGCGAATGCACCAACACCTCCACCACCACTGATAAAGATTTTTGACTCACATGCATTGGGAGAACCATCTGTCTTTAGTTTCTGACCACCACGTCCACCAGAGGTTATTGGAAGACCTCCCTGTGAACCAGAGAAAACTCCCTTCCCATTGATGGTTAGTGGTTGATTATCAACAAAAACTGGTGTGCCACCTGTGCCTCCAAGGAAAATACCATCTCCTCCAGTTCCTCCAGACTTAACTCGTCTCCCACCAGATTTAAGATACTTCCCTCCAGCACTGATTGGTTTACCACCACTACCACCAACTGTTAATGGGGTTCCACCAGATGCTCCTACTTTAACCACATTGCGTCTGGGTGGCAGTCTTCTTCCAGTAATTGAATCTACTCTCGATCCCCTGTCACTGTTACCAGATACAATAATGGGTTGACTTCCTGAGGGATATGCAGGAGTTTCTCCTGGTCTGAGTCCTTTGATTCCTTTTTCACAAGAAACTTGATCTGGTGTGATGTCGTTTGTTGTTAATTTATTAACTTCATTAACGGTTAAATATCTAACTCTATCTCTTGTCTCTAAAATAAAAACAGCACCAGGATTTTTAGATGCATGAACGTTAGCTTCATAAATCGATTTCCCAGTAAGATATCCTCTGTCGGGATCAATATACCCAACACGAATACTATCTTTAGTTGCAGCACCAAAAATGTTAAACGACATATCTTGTTATATTCTGCCCTTCTGGGTAATGATATTTATCACAATATATCTAATGCTCCAGAGACATCTTCGTCTGGATCTCCAGGATCAAGATCGACACTAACTCCAGGATCATTTTGTGCGTCAATTGCAGCAACTGCTGCATCTTCTGCTGCTAGAATTGCTTGTGTATTTTGATCAAGTTCAACAACGGGCCGTTGTGATCTACCTGGTTCTAAGTATGGAATTGTCTTTGGTGGATCAGATGGTGGATCTGGATTATTAACAATACCATCCTCAACAGACTTACTACTTGGTTTAGCTGGTGGTGCAGTTTGATCTCCACCACTACAGAACGTATATGTATCAGATTCTGCGGTGGTTGGTTCTAATTCACAACCAAAAATGTTTAATTGGAAGTTAGTAAAATCAAGAGCACCAGTCATACTTCCAACAATACCATCGATTTGATTTGTAATCTCCGAAACAAATCCAGTGACACCAGCTAACATCTCATCCATATCTTCAAGATATGCATTAAGATTATCTACAATAGCATTGTTAGAAGCATCAATCTCTCCCTTATTCAGGTTTATGACCTTTGCAACCAATGCTTCTGATGCACACATCGGAACTCGGGGATTTGTTGGAGCACCTACACTAGGATCTCCATTCTGCACTGCCTGCGTAACCTCATTTAGTAATTCTTGTGGATTGATTGCATCAGAAAGGGAACCAGCAATTTGATCTTTAAGACCACCAGTCATCTTATTGTACATACACAACATGAGTTCTGTAAGTTGCTGCACCATATCTTTGAACTGAAATCTCATGCTGGATGGTAGTGCAGCAATAATCATATTAAAACCTTTAGTCAATATCTTCAATGCATACTCTTGAATCTTATCAAAGATTGGTTTCATAAACTTAGAAATTTCTGCAGATGCAAGTTGAACTACATCCTGAATTGCTGTCTGTGCGTCTGTTATATTATTCGTAATCGCATCAGCATAACTTTGAAGAGACTGTAAGATGGTATCAATTCTGTTTGTAAGATTTTCAATTACAGTTTGTATACCCTTTAAAGAAGAATTAATAAATTCTTTGGGGTCTGGTTTCATCAGTGCGATTTTCTCCTCACACTTTGCTTGTCTTCTAGAGTCAGCAGCAGTGGTCTGTTGAATACCATCTGCGTTTTCATTAGATGGTGGACCTTCTTCAGGAGGTTGTAATGAGAGATCGTCATCTGGTGGAACTTCTCTAGCAGTTCCTGATTTTGGAGTTGTCCCCTCAGAATAACCACTCTTCCCAAGAAGACCAGGTTGAGTATCTGTAACAGTATCCGCGACTGTGCTATTCTTTGTCGAGAGAACTGTCTGAGAGTTATTACCAAGAACTCCCATAATGACAGGGACTTGTCTTTCCTGTCCATCAAGAAAGAATCCAAAGACCATATTCCCTTGACGGAGCTTGGTTGAATCCATTGCTCCTGCTTGACCACCACCCGCAGTAACAGGATACATTACCTGTGCCCATGGCAATTGATCAGATGGGATAGTCGTTTCACCTTGGTCATGAAGACCAATAATTCTTACTTTATATCTTTTACCCCACCCAGGAATGGAATTCTTATCTTCATATTTTCCAGAATTTGTATTGTCTCTCCAAGTGGAGTCATCAGGAATTTGACCTACCCACCAAAGGAAAGATCCGCCTAAAAATCCAGGATTAAATAGTGCTCCCGTCCCTTCCATTAGTCGTCATACACCAGACATTCTGGTTCAGATGGGTTTTGATCACAATAAAGTTCAAGATATGAAGGATCATGATGATCACCTGCTTCAATATCTTTCTTATTATGTTCTGCATACTCTTCTAATTCATGCAGTTCACCCTCAATGTGACGACGCATTTGAGGATTAGTTCTAGGATCTTGAAGGATTTCTTTATCCTTTTCGATATGCTTTTCTATACTTTCCATAATTGATTAATTGGATACGGGTTTTCTTCCGATAGAATCTCTTGATAAATTACATCGTGTAAATGTAGATTTAGAAGTTATTGTATGGCAGATATCAGTTATAATATATAGTCCACCATCTTGACCGTCTGGAGTTTCAGTCCTATTATCACTGAGACCAGGTACATCTAGGTGAATCATGTCACCTGCATGTAAAGCAAAGTTTCCAGGAATTACAATATCTGCTTGAGATGAGAAGAACTGATTATATCTCATCACTGCTTGGTTTTCAATCTCAGCACCTACAAAGTTTTCTTCCCCTGACTTTTCAACCTGTTGATCTGAATCTCCAGTTGGAAGAGTTCCTTTATCTAACAAACGATATGTGGTTCTAGTATAGTCTTCGTTCTTTCCACTTTTATCAAACTCTGGATTTCTAAGAGTTGTTGATAATGCAAGACCATCTCTACCAGCAGTTTTTAAACTTCCCTCAGTTTCATCTGTTTTTGGATTGATAACCTCATAGTAACAAGTGAATGGATCAAATAAAACTTGACGAGTTGTCAATGCACCCATCTTCATTTTTTCTTGAACGTTTACATTATCTTTTTTATCATACTTCAATACCTTAAAATCTTTTCCCTCTGGCATATTTCCTCCTGCGGTATCAGGAGTTTCGTTATAAATTGTTTTTGCCTTTGGTTCTTGATCTAACAAACCATCAATAGACTTAAAGAAGAACCCTTCCGAAGTTTCATAGAAAAAATACCCAGCAGTGCTTCCAAGAGTTTGACTCTCAGATGAAACTGCTTTCTTGCAAAGATTATTAATAAAATAAAATGGTTTCGTTGAGTTTCCTATAGTATTTAAATTATTAATTGTAGGTTCTATTTGAGCATCTTTATCACTCTCAAGCTCTTCGGTGATCACTGATGAAATGTGCTCGGATAGTTTTCCATCAAATCTTCTTTTTACTCTTGACTTTTCATTCATAATATACTCCTTTGAAACAAGATTGATACTCAACATTGACTTTTGAGTTTTATTATCAAGAGGAGTAATTTGATTAACATATAAGGTTACTTCAAGTTTATTTTTAGCATTGTCCTCAAATGCCAACTCAACTCTTTCTTCCCCTACAAGAGGTAGTCCATCTCTGACACTCTTACCATCAATACTAGCACCACTATCAGCAAAAACATAGTTTGCGGTGATAGTATCACTCATAATACTTTCAGTGTAAGTCAACTGCACAAAACCACCACGCAGATCTACAGCCTTTCCACCTTGGTTGCTGTTTATTGTTACTTTAGTTACTTCTGCTGGTTCTGAACCTTTGGATGCTATCTGGACTGACATTCTTAGATTACCTCTTACTTATATTTAACCTTGGAAATCCAAGAACTCAAACGGATCATGACTAGAACCACCAGACATTGCCGTCATACCACCACCAGATGATTGAGGTGACTCTTCTGGCATTTGTTGTGGTGGATCTTGAACCACAACTGTTTGCTGTGCTCCCTGCTCATATGATGCATACTGCTGAAGAGCACCTTCAACTCCTTTTACATCTTTTGCTTGGTTCAATGCTAATTGCAATCCAGGTGCCACCTGCCCAAGTGCTGCAGTGGAGTCTGCATCGGTAACGAACTCCTTGCCACCAAGGTTAGCAAACAATCCTTTACCAATAAATCCACCCTTATCCTTCACCTCAATATGCATATGAGTTGGGTGCCCATGTCCTCCAGGTCCTTGTTTTTGGCCAGGAGAATACATACCACCCCAACTATCATGAAT